TCACTCCGTGGTAAATTCTGTGATGATGAACACCTGCTCCAGGGCGTTGATGTCCGCCGCGGGACGGACCACCGCATATTTGGCCACACCGGCCTGGTCATAACCCACGCCGTCGATGTAGCCCAGGATCAGATTCCGGGGATAGACGGTGGAGCCGGCGGTGATGACCTGGTCATCGTTCCGGGGCACCGCTTCGGTGGACAGATACTGCATCAGCATGGAGCCTTCCCGGTTCTCACCGTAGCCGCCCTGGACGATGCCGCTGTAACCGCCCACGCTGGCGGAAATGGACAGGGTGGAGTCCAGCACCGTTTTTACCACGGCATAGTTGGGACCCACTTCCGTCACCAGGCCCACCACTTCTTCGTTGGCGGTGATGACGCACATGCCCTCCCGGATACCGGCGGCGGAACCCCGGTTCACGGTGAAGCTGCTGCTCCACTCCACGCTGCTGCGGCTGATGATGTAGGCATCCACCTGGGTATACTTTTCGCTGAGGGCCTTCATGTTCAGCAGTTCCCGCAGACGGTCATTTTCCCGGGCCAGTTCGGCAGCCAGACGGGAGTCATCCTCCATTTGGGCGATCTGCTGGCGCAGGGCCTCGATCTCCGCCTCCAGGGATTCATAGCGGAACATATAGTTGTAGTATTTCTCCGCCTGGGCGGTGAGGGTGCTGACACCGGTGCGCATGGGGGTCAGGACGCCCTGGACCAGCATCTCCATGGGGGTCAGGCCCAGCAGATTGCCCACGATACCCAGCACCGCCGCAATGATCACCGCGGCAATGAGGACGATCCGGATCCGGGTAGTAAAAAAGTGCTTCATAAGGGGTCTCCTTCAGGGTAATGTCAAAATTCCAAAAGCTCCGGGGCCAATCGGCGGAGCAACTGCCACAGCCGGCAAACCGGCAGGCCCATGACGTTATAGTAATCGCCCACCATTTTTTCCGCGAACAGGGCCGCGCCCCCCTGGATGGCGTAACTGCCGGCTTTATCTGCTTGTCCTATATGGTACTCGATGCAATGCAAGATATTACTATACTACCATATTTTTGGAAAATCTCAAGACGGAAAAGAACATAAAAAAAGAGGGGAGGCGCAATGCCTCCCCTTTGCCGTTAAATATTCAGGATCTTCTTCCAGGTGTTGATGCCGACCTCGCCATCAGCAGTGAGACCATGCTTCTTCTGATAGGCGATGATAGCCTTCTCGGTATTTTTACCGCACTTGCCGTCCACAGCCACGCCCACAGCTTCCTGCACGATGCGAGTCAGGTTCTTGTACTTGTAGGTGAGTCTGCGCTTCACGATAGCTTTACTAGCCACAGAAACGCACTCTGCGCCCCACGCACCATCTGCCCCATATTTAGGGAACTTGAAGCCATCGGCAATAGCTGCCAACTGCCATTCCTTGACCACGTTGGTAAATGGAATGGCTTCCTCGGTATAGGTCACATAAGGCAGTTTGCCATGCTTCGTCCACGTTCTGCCATTGTAGCCGTTCTTCTTGCCGATGTTGTGAACGGCGGTGATCTGAACGCAGTTGCCCCATTTGGGAGTACATTCAACCGCAAGACCATCACCGATGTACACGCCGATATGACCCTTCATCCAAACCACTTCACCCACACGGATGTCGGTGAAATCGGTGGACACATCGTTGCAGACCTTAATCATGCCATCGGCATTCTTGTCCGGCACATCGTTGGATTTGTAGACAGCACCGCCATAGGTCTTGGAAGCATCGCCATCCCATCCCCACAGCAGACCTTTGATCATGCAGACACAATCGAAGCCGAAGGTGTCAGCGGATGCCGCCTGGATCATCTTCGTGCGAGATGCCTGTTTGTTGTAGGAATGGTTATTGCAGTACCGCTTCTTGTTCTTGTCGGTCATGGGCGCACCGAAGCATCCACGGACATACAGAGTCTTGAAGTTCTGTGCCACCCATACGCATTTCTCAGCCAGTTCAGCAGCAGTTTTGATCATGGTCACTCCACATCCTTTACTTCAGGGAGTCCGGCAACACTCGTCAACAGGGACAGGATGCCAGCCAGGGCAGAGGCAGATGCTACCATCACCCAATTGACATCGCCAATAACAGCGGATGTGCCGATGGTGGCAACAGCGGTCTGTGCGACAGTTTTGATTGCTCTTACTCCTGCGGCTTTCAGCCAAGTTTTCCAGTTTCTCATGATGATCATCCTTTCAGTTAGTGATTTCCAACGATTGAATTTCTTTGTAGATCTTATCGATAAAGGAATTACCCTTTAACGCCTTGTATGCTTCGTACAGCATCACGAAGTTTTCGTACTCGTACTGACGGATCGTGCCGGACTCATGGTACTGGTAATAGATCCGCAACATCTCACTCCGAAGCTGGCATCTTGTGCCGTTCTGGATCTTCCTCACGGATGCGATGACCGGGAGAATCACGCCCAAAAGCACACCGATCTCTCCGATCAGTGTGACAAGTAATGTTATATGCTCCATATCAAATCACCGCCTCATCTTTGATGTACTTCAAAATAGCCTTGCCAGTATACCCGGAGTAATCGTACAAGGTCTTCACCTCGACAGATTTGCTTGCGTGGTTAATGCTGACCACCGCTTCACAGCCACCTGAATTATTGAAGAACGGAAGACTCCGCATATAATTGTCTGCTGTCCGTGTGGCATAGGCTTCAAAGGACACAACAGTACACGATTCGGTGGTAAAGGGAACGGAGATGGATGCTTTGTTCGGCAGTGTGCCAAGATCCACTAGTTTGATGTACACAGGCTTGCCGTTGTACCGATCACCAGTAAGTTCTTCGAACATTCCATCTCTCATACTCACTGCACCGAAGTGAGACCATTCGCCATTGTCCTCGCTTCCGTCTCGCTTGTGCCAGTAGTAGTCCCATATTCCGTCTTCGCCGTAGCCATCAGAATAAGCCTGTCGGTACAGATGCTGACCATCCACCATAATGGACACCAATGCATTCGCCTCTCCGTTTCCGTTCAAGCCAACAGCGAATGTGATCGTGCCGTATCCGAATAGTTCAAAGCCAAATGTTGCGCCTACGATCTTCTGCGTATCCAAACCCATCTTCGGCACAAGGTCTTCGACAAAGGTATTCAGTTCCTCATAGCTTTCGAAGATAAGTCTATCGTCAAAGCCGATGTCCAAATTATTCGCAGGAGCATTGGCTTCTTCCATTGCATTGTTGGCAATAGACATTGCCCCGGTGGCAACGCCCCTTGTCTCGTTTACAACGCCCATCACTTCGGAAAAACTCTTCCTGACATTCTGCTTCCGCTCAAGGTCTGCTGCTGTTCTTGTGTATACTCGGTCTTGTTTTGACATATAATTCCCTCCATGAAAAAGGGAGGCTATAAGCCCCCCTTAATCCCATGTAACCCTTCCATCGGAGTAGACTGTGAAGCCCAACTCCGTCAGGATTGTTGCGATTTCCTCAAAGGTCAGATCCGTCCTGCTGTTCAGGTACTCCAGGATGTCGGCATTGTAGTAGTCTCGGTCTTCCTTGCCGTCATACATGGATCTGAACATGATGATCTTCTGTCCGTAGTCCAGAGGCAAGCCGTTGATGTAATCAACCACCTTCTGCTTCTTACTGCCGGAGATCGTCTCGCCATATTTGTCCTTGTCTGCCTTCAGGTTACCAAGATCGCTCTTGTACTGCCAGTAGGTCAGGAAGTCATTGGAGACCGCCTTGGACATCGTGTACTTGCCAGGATTCTTATCGACCCAATTGTACATATCGCTGTATTCGCTCTTCTTGTCCTTGTTAGCGGAAGAATAATCATTCCAAGAGATGCCGACATCGTTGAAGAACTGATATTTATCAGGATTCTTCTGTGCGAAGTCAAACTCCTCAAAGCTGCCATAATTGCCGTAGCCGGACATATCAATGTCTTCGTCTCTGTCGGCAATATTGTTGATGAGGATGTTCTTCTGCTCGTCCGTCAAATCCAGGCTGTCGATGTAGTCAGCCTTTTCTGCCAGAGTAGACAGGCCACTCAAGCCCTTGCGATACTTCCAGTAGTCTTGGATGCTCATGCCCACATCGATGAATTCCTTGATTTGATTGCCCCCAAGCGGTGCATAATCGTTGTCGAAGTAATCCCTTGCATTACTGGATGCATACTGACCGAACAGACCAGCTTGCAGGATATTGCCGAAGTTCTCCTCGACCGGGAATCTCAATGCACCGCTGTCGGTGTAAGATCCTGCGATCGGATGGTCATCGCTGAACATTCCCAATCCTTCGATGGTCTTCTTGATCTGTCCACCGCCAACAGGCATTGCCAGATAGTACAGAGGCTTCAGCACTTCCTTGACCAAAGGAGTCCATTCGCCCTCAAAGAAATTACCATCGTTCCATGCCTTTTTCACATCGCTCATAAGGCTTTCGATTGGCGTGTTATCGTTGGAGTAAGGGATCGCAGAGGAAATAGGAACTCGACCACCGCCCAGAAGACCACCGATGAACGGAACTTCCTCAAGGATGTTTTTACCGAAGTTCAGCAGAGCATCTCCCTGGTCCTCTTCCTCGTCATCCATCAAATCTCCAAGCAGTTCCTGGATAATGGAGATGGGATCAAAGGCCGCATCTCTGCCGACCAAAGCGGAGTAAAGGGCATTGTACATATACGCACCCAAGAAGGCAGTAGCATAGCCCTTCACCAATCTGAGTTTGTTCGTGGAGTCCTGGGGAACATCCTCAAACATATACCCATACTGGTTTGCCACTTCCAGCTGGAAGGCTGTGAACAGTTTGTTCCAAGGATTCTTCGCATCGAAAATTGTCGGCGCATTACCTCTGGATCGTCCTGCCATCAGATTCTTGGCGAACTGGTCTGCATCCTTGATTGCCTTGCTCTCGCTCATTCCTTCCTTGATGTTTTGGAGATACTTGGATCTCCACACTGTCTGGGAAGTAATGTTGTCGATGGCATCCATCATGAACGCCGCTTTGTCCGTCACTTTATCCCACCCGGTCTGGTAGAGTTTTTCCTCTTCTACCAATCGGTTGGTCAGGAAATCGGATTTTGCCACCATACCATCATCGTGGACAGTAGAACGAACGAAATCACCAAGACCTCTTACTGTGAAGTAAGGAGACACCTGATGCCAGGATTGCACCATTGGGATGAAGTTCGTCAGCGCAGAAGAGAAAGATCCTACCACCATATTGGAAGTGACCCGGTTATTCAGATTGGTCAACACAGAGTAGACCTTTCTGTTCGTGTCATCTTCCAATGCTCTGTCGGCAGCGGCTTTCTTGTTGGCAAGAGTGTTTGTTCTGTTCATCAACTCTCTTACCAATCCACCAAGGGGATTGTCCGCTTCCTTCAGGACGGCATTGATCATCTCCTGTGCCTCGTCCGCATCGTAGTCACCCTTCTTGATTTCCTCGATCCGTTTCTGGATTCCCTCATCGCTATGGATGTAGCGCAGATAGTTTTCCAGAGATCGTCTCTTCTGGAGATCCTCAATGTGGTAGACCCAATCCAAGGCACCGTGGATGTAGGTGTCCAAGCCTTGATACAAAGAGTAGTCGGTGGTGTCACCCATTCTCCGCTTGTCGAATTTCTGCCAACTTCTCGAAGGCTTGAATGTCTCAGTAAGTCCGGCAATGCTTGTGGGGATATCGTTGTCCACAGGCTTCCAGTTCAGCATCTTCTGCAACCAGTTCTGCTTGGGATTTGTGAAGTGTGGGAAATAGCCCTCTCTGTAAGGGATCTCCTTGAAGCCCTGCTCACGCAGAACTTCGTTCACACGGACAAGAAGGTCATCGTACAGCTTCCGGGATTCCGCAATGGCGGTGTCCACCTTGGCGGTGTCGATTTTGCCCTTGTGCTTGTTGTAATACTCGTTGACAGCATCCTCGGTCAAAGTGGTATCAGGATTGTGACGAAGTTCGCCCAACATCTGTGCGTAGGTGTCTTCCGCATGGTTGAGTTTCAGATTCTGGAAAACATCTTTCAGCTTTTGAGACTCTCGCTTGAGCAGTGCTTCGTTGTGGTCATACTTGGTTTCCAGTTCGTCATAGATCTGGTCAGCCTTTGCGATATCGGCATTGCCGTCTGCATCTTTGACCACCTTCCGCAGAATTCGTCTCAAGGTCTTGGTCTTGTACTGAAGACCCAAAGCCATGTCCTTCCAGGTGGAGGTGTCACCGACCATGTCTTCCCACATCTCGGTGTAGCCTTCCATCTTCGCTCTGCGATGCTCTGCTCGGCTGTATTCTTTGGAATGCAGTTTCTCCAACCTGGACTCCAAATCGCTGACCCTCTTGGAGTAGTCCGCATTGATGTTGGCTTGGATTCTCTTCAGCCTCTCAATACTGCGGAGGATGTCCTGTGCAGCTCTGGTGTTCTTATTCTTCTTGGAGTCATACTTGGCTTGCAATCTGGCGATTTCATCGTCATAGTCTTTGAAAGATTGGTCTCTAAGCTGACGATTCTTGTCCAGTTCCGCTTGCGTGTTGATGATTTTCTGCTTGATCTTTTCAGCAACAGTGCCGATTTCCTTCGGACGAGACATATCCCTCACAGGAGGTGCATCCTCGTCCGTAAGTGCATCAAAGGCTTCTGCCCAATTATCCTCATAGGGAGCAGACTCCGTTACCGGGGCAACACCATCCGCAACAGGAGCGAAGTCACCAAACTCATCCTGAACACCGATATCCTTGCCGTAGATGTGGTAATCGCCATGCTCCACAGGCTGTTCGCCAATTTCGGAGATGGAATTCCGCACAGGAGCAAGTGCCTCATTTGCCACTTCGGTGCGCTTCTGCTTTGCCAAAGCCTCCAGTTCCTCGGTGGTCATGTTGCTGTTGGCAAGTTCACTTCTGACCTTGCCATTAGCGAACTGCTGAAGGATCTCCGTTCTTCTCAGGGATTCGGCATCGCTGAAGAATTCCACAGCCTTGTCGAAGTTGTAGTTCTCCATAGACAGAGTCTGCTGTGGAGCTGCCTTGCCATCTGGAGTGAACATACCAAAGTCACCAAGGAATTTGTAGTATCCATAGGGGATGGTGTATCCCTTGTACTGGAAGGAAATGTCCTCGATGGTGGCATCCTGGGATACGAAGCCAAGTCTCTTGGAATACTTCAGCACATCGTTCAGCACCTTGCCATTGTTCATGACATAGTTGCGGAACTTGGGCAGATAGCCCATCATCTCGCATTGGTCAATGTAGGCTTTGACATTCTTCTCAATCAGTTCGTTTTTGGACAGATTCGATTTGTTATCGAAGTCCCAAAAACTGTAGACATTGATGCCCTTGGAAACCTTGGTCAATGCCTTGTGACCATCTCCTGCTTTCGCCCAAACTTCGGTCTGTTGCTTGGTATGGTCAATCGTGCCGGAATAACCCTTGATGACTCTGCCATCATCGGTCTTGACATTGGTGTCACGAACGGTCCCCATCTTCAGACCACTCTTGTGGAAGGGGATGCCGTAGCCAACATAATCGTTTGCCATGATCCACGCAGACATATCCGCATTTTGGGAAACAGCGATGATACTGGTACTGCCTGTCTTATCGTTATTCACGATATCGTAGATTTCCTCAAGGGAGTAGGGGAAGGAGTCATTTCTGTCCAGCTTCCACTGATCTCCGTCCTTGTACATAAAGATGGAGATGTTCCGCTTGAGATTTGTTCCTTCCGTTGCCTCAAGGAACGCAGGAACTTTCGTGTAGGCATGACCATTCAATCCCAAAGTGCCAGCTTCAAACAGAACTTGCAGAACATCCACATAGTTTTGGATCTGGAAGTCACTGTAGGATTGCAGACGGAAACCGCCAGTAGAATTGATCTTATCGACCAGGTTCTTATTGATCTTGCCGTTTTCATTCGTCAGTAGAGCGGTCAGTTCACCGAATCGGAACGGTGTTGCCTGTTTGGGCATCTTCGGCTTTGCCTGTCCGTAGAAGGAATTGAAAGCCTCATACACCAACGGTGCCTGAATCCGAAGCTGTGCCAGACCTTCCGCTGTGGTCAGCATCTCGATGGTCAGGTCTTCAACTCGGATCGGATATTCAGGATGCTGTTCAAATGCCTCCAGGACGAAGTTCCGCTTCGCCGTATTGCTTGCCTTCGGTGCATACCGCTTGCCATCTGCGCCGACCACATACTCGGTGGTATCGTTCTTTGCCTTCGCAAACAACTGTGCATTGGCAGTGTTGTTAGGATCGGTTTCCTGCACCAGCGCAAGGAATGCCTCTGCCATCGGAGCGAGATTCTTACGCATGGATTCCACATAGCACTGTCTGCAAGGAGTGGTGAGACCCTTGTCAGCCATGATTTTGTGGATGGCAAAATAGTTGTCCACGTTGTCGAAGAATCGCTTGCCCTTGGGAACGCCCTTGGCTTCCTCGATCCGCACGATTTCATCATAGATTTCTGCGAAGTTCTTCCGCTTGTCACAGATGGTGGAAATATCGTGGGAAGTGAAGTAATCGGAATTCGGCTCAAGAGAGGAGAAGAGCAATCTCTTCTTGCTGTCTCGCAGATCTCGTTGGGCAGAACTGTCCATGATGTCATATCCGGCTTGCTTGGCTGCCACCGCCACACGGACGATGCCATCGACAGCATTCCGAATAGCCTCCCTTTCAACATCCTCGTCAAAGTCCACTTTGGACTGCCGGAGATTGTTCAGGCACTCCTCCACATAGTTCTTGTAGCCTTCCGTTTCGTGGAAGTCATCCATGAGGAATTCGGATGTACTCATATCTTCTTTCCCAAAGAAGCTGTTCGCAATGGAAGAGAAGCTGTACCGCACATCATCGTCTGCCGTGGGATTCATGTTGGATGTCAGCTTGGCTTGGTTGGAGTCGAAGACGATGAACTCTCGCTCACCCATCATCTCGTCCAGGTAATCGATGACACCATCATAGCCCTTGGCTACCAACTTGTCATAGTTCGGCTTCAGGGCATCGAAGAAGTCTGCGTGGTAGTAATCGCCCACCATAGAGTAGAGCAACTGGCTGATGGAGAGGGAAGTGGTGTTATCGCCTCTCAGCTTGGCTCTTGCCTTTTCCGCTTCCAGTTCCTGATCATAGATTTCCGCAGCTTCCGCTCGGTCACCGCCTGTCAACTCCACAATGTCCATGAATGCTTCCTTGGACAGATTGGTCAAGTCCATAGGCTTCTTCATGTTCAGGTAGAAGGATTTGGTAGTGCCGTTCTGGAACTCCGGGAACTGACCCATGTGGTCAGGGGATTCCGCAAAGAAGAAGCCAAGGAAGGTGTTGGTGGCATCCGTTTTCTCACCCTTCTTCGCCTTGTCAAAGACAGTAAAGTCGGCATCGGATGTGTGGTACACCTTCAGCAGATTTCCCTCTTTGTCAACGATCTTGGAGTCATGGAAGAAATCAGCCTGTTCCTTCGTCAGCTTGTTCCCATCGCTGTCACTCATCGAATACCGAATATCCACATCATCCGTGGGATTCAGGTTATCCGTGTTCTTGATCTGCTCGGCTTCAAAGGCGATATACACCTGATGGCGTTCACCATCGGCATTGACTCGACCACCGCCAATATGGGTGATGCCATCGTAGCCCATGCCCATAATGGCATCCATTGCGATCTCGGCGGCTTCCCATCTCGGATAATAGTTATCCTCAAAGTATTCCTCCATAGCACGATAGAAGTCTTCATTCGTGCCGGACTCAGGGAAGGATGCATCAGGGAACGCCTCTGCCCATGCATCAGGATCGGCAGGAGCTGCCATGTCCATCGGATTGGTGATGTTCAGATAGGTCTTGTACACCTGGGGATTCTTGCCTTTGCCCTTCGTTGTGTAGGACTCGGCAATGCTCTTGGAGTCGGTGAAATAAGAGCCAGCACCGAACAGACCATAGTTGCTTCCGAAGGTGTCAAACACAGTGAAGCCACCCTTGGAAGTGCCATGATACATGACCTTCAGATTGCCGTTTTCGTCACGCACAACAGAGTCTTTGAAGAAGTCCTGCTGTCCCTTTGAAAGCTGATTGCCATCGGAATCGGAGATGGAATATTTAGGCTTGACATCATTGCCATTTTGTGCTAAATTAGCACCAAAAGAAGGCAATTCGCTTGAAGTGTTGGGATGTTTCTCCCCGGTGGCACTTCCTGTGGATTGCCTTCTTTCTATTTTAAGTTCGATGTTGTCTTGGTTGGACAGCAGTTCTTCCGCATAGTCAAACTCCACGCCATCCCGCTCTACATCTGGCTCAAATACAGTAACAACTGTATGATAGCTTGTGTCCCCATACTCAGTGCCAATGAACTCCGGGTCAATGGAACTGTCAAACTCAATAACCGCAACACTTTCTGTGCCGTTATTGTTGTATTCAACAAAAAACGCCACATTGTTTGGTAGCGGATTTCCGTGTTTATCATGACGATTCGTTTGATAAATCGCCAGACTCGGATCATCAAGCTTGTTTACAATTTCGACAATCTGTTCAGGACTCAGTGCGTGTTTTCGGACATTGCTGCCTGTTTTACCAGAACGATTACCGCCAGGATTCTCGACAGACATGGATTGTTGTGCTTTGCGAACTTGCATCACCAAAGAGTGATTTCCAACAATCTCTCCTGCTCCAGCCATAGTGTCGATGATGACTTGAGGCGTGTCCTTTCGCACAGGAATGTATGTCTCTCTTCGCAGAGAGCCATTTTTGGCTTTGTTCAAGTAGTTTACCGCCTGTTCGTTGGTCAAACCTCTTGCATCTGCCAATTCTTCCACGGTGCCATCAGTATACTTAATGCTCAAGGAATGATGGACATCGCCCTTCACCTCGGTATCGGTCTTCTTGACATTCTTGCTGTTTTCATTGTAGATATCCAAAAATGCCTTCTTGACTCGTTCCAGTTCTCTTGCTTCTTTTGTGCCAGTAGCCACTTTGCACAGATACTTGATTTCATCCCAAATCTTCTGGAAGATATTTTGATGCTCCACAGACAGCTTGCGGATAAAATCGCTATCCGTGAACAGATAGTCACCCACAAGGTCAGCCACCACTTCCGCTTCGGCAGTGGTGTTTTTCTTGCCCTTGTACAGTTGCTCTGCCTTCTTGATTCGCTTGTTGTAGCCTTCCAGACCTTCCTTGGCGATGGCGAAGTTCTTCATGAACTCACTAAATCCGGCATAGGATTCTCCCATCTTTTCCAGTACATGAGTAATCTCATGACCGACAAGGGAATTCAATGCCTTATCGGAGTCCATATTCAAAGTGACATCACCGCTGTCGGTAACAAAAGCATTCGCTCTCGCACCGATATCGCTCATGTCATGCGCTGTGCCTTTCAGCAGTTCGTCATTGGTCAGGCTGACGGTCATGCCAGTTCGTGCCGATACATTCGCAAGGAAGTCCACAAACTTACCGAACTGCCGTGTGCCATCGCCAAGTCCGCTGTCCATGATGTTCTGGACGGTCTTCCGGGCATACTCGTTTTCGTACTTGCTGACATCAGCCTGATACTTCAGACCTTTTCTTGCAAGTTCGTAGTAACTCTGTGCCAATCGGTCACCCTTGACCAGTTCATAGACCTCGCCGTGAAGCTGTTGCTTGATTCCGTTGATGCGTTTAGCCTCCATGTCAAGCTGTGCTTTCAGTTCGGCAGATTTGGTGCTTTTCTTCAATGCCTCGATTTGGCTCTGGATGGAGTCATACTTCTTGGCATTCTCGACAGTATTCGGCTCACTTCCAAGTGCCTTCAACTGATCCTGCAACTGCTTGAGCTGCTGTCTCTCGGAAACGATGGTGTCATTATAGGATTTATACGCATCGCTTGCGAAGAAGCCGTCCTTCTCGGTTTTGAAGGTGTTGAAAGTGTCTCCACCGAACAGTTCCTCAATGGCATCGGTGGAGATCGTGCCTTCATCCATTGCCGTGATCATGGAGTCCCGGATCTTCTTCTTCTCCGAATTGCTCAGCTTCTTGCCGTCCTTCTCGGCTTCTGCGATCTTGTCCGACACCAGCTTGTCGATGACCTTCTGCTCGTTCTCGGTAAGATTTTGCCGTGCCTTTTCTCTTGCCTTGTCAGCTTGGATGGAATGCGCCGTGTTTGTCACACCCTGTGCGACCTTCACGCCACCGCCAAGCAAAGCACCGACACCAGCACCCATGCCGAATTCCTTCGCCATGTCACCAAGATTGGCAAGTTCCCGGTCTTCATCGTAGGTCAACTTCGCAATGCCGTTGTTGATGAAACCCTGGATAACTTCTTCTCCACCTTCTTCCAAAGTGGACTCCACCCATGCCAGGAAGCCATTCTTGTTGCCGTTTGCGAAATCCTGTGCAAGACCTTGGACACCGCTACCGCCATCAAGACCGATTTCAATACCGCTGTTGATGAGGGAGGACAGCATAGAAGTAGCCGCCGCTGTCAAATCACTTGCACCACTGGCTTTGGCTTCCTCATAGTCAATACCAAGAGTTCTGGCAAAGGACAGCCAATACTGCGGATTCCGCATCATCGTTTCGACAGTAAGTCCTGCTTTGGTGAGGAAGTTTCCTGCTTGCATCGCCGCCTGATTCATAAGGCTTGCCGTGGTAGGAGCGGCAGAAGCACCGCCTGTCATCAGCATGGCAATCATATTTGGTACTGCCGCTATAGTTCCTTCAATCAGTTCTCCAGCAATGTTCCATCCTGTGCCACCGCCAAGTTGCTCGGAAGCCTCTGCCTGATCGCCCTTCCACGCATCGTACTGATCGCTGTAGTAGTCAGCAATAGACGAAATGGGATTGTTCTCCCAACCAACAGCCTGAAGGGGCTTACCAAGGAGTACATCGGCAGTAGATGTAATGCCCTTATTGAAACTTGCCAAGCCAGTAGCCGCAGAAGTGCCAAGCCAATCGGTGAAATCATTGTTCACCAGGCGGTCAAGTCCCTCCAAGATGACCGATGTCAGATCGCCCTGATCCCATCCGTCATCGAAAGGCTGAAGGAGTCCGTCAAACAGACCTTTTTTCTCTTCCTTCTCCTCCTTTTTGGTGGAAGTGATAGGAGCAATGTCTTCCGGCTTGGAGATAGGAGCGGATTCTTCTCTGTTCTTGTTTCTCTGCTCTTCCATGAAGTCGGAAAAGGAGTTGCTTTCGGTTTCCTCTTCCTTCTTCTTCTTTTTCTTTTGCTCATTCATGAAATCAGTAAATGATGCCATGCAGAGTCCCCCTTTACAGATAGGTGCTTACCGCCCAAGTGCAGTAATACTGTAGGTACTCCTTGTAGGAGTTGACACCCTCAAACTCGCTTGTGGATTCACCGATCTGTTTGCCCTTATGCCATGTTTGACTGGTCAACAGCGGAGGATTGAGTTTGGAGGCATCGATGCCATAATTGGTAAGGAGATTGATAGCCTCCGATTGGGACTTAACTTTGCCCTGGCTGATGTAGTTGAGCGCAGAATTCTTGGTCTTCGTCTCTTCGCCACTGTTGTTCTGGATTTTTCTTCCATCACTCACACTGTCTTTGCGGATTGTACCAGCACCAGTTTTCTGCGTTTGGCTCTGCTCCCACGCAAACTTCTGTTTAGCCAGATCCAGTTCCTGCTGTTTCAGCCCCTGTTCGATTTGGAACTGATATTTGCTTTGATTAAGCTGTTCTCGCTTGTAAGCCATATCATCGTCATGCTGTCTTGCGTTTTCTTTAAGGACATTCTCGTTGTGAAGCTGGCTGAGCATGGCTTGCCACTGATTCTGATACAGTGTCTGCGTTTGCAGTTTCCGTTGAGCCAAATCGTCCAGCAACGTATTTCGTGCGGTCAGTTGGGAAAGAGCCAGTTCCATCTGCCGTTCCATTGCCTGAGTTGCGATCTCCGCAAGAACAGCACTGTTGTTGAGTCTTGCCTGGTTAATGGCATTGTTGTAGTTCTGCACAGCAATGTCATAGGATGCTCTCGCAGTGGCAACTCTGTTCTGATAAGTATTGTACATACTCACCTGGGAACTTTCGGAGAAGCCAGTGTTGTTCATGCCTTGCATAGCCATAGCTTCGGCATTCGCACCATACTGGTTGGACTGCTTCTGCCAATCCACATAAGCACCGCTCTGCTCCCTGGTGTAGTCCTTCTTCGCCTGTTCCTGTTGCTGTTCGATCTGCTCGATGGCAAACTCGGTCTGATCGTTCTGGATCTGCTCCTGCTCGGCTTGCCAATCCTCTACGCCATCGATCAGACCATTGTACATCTTGTCGGACTCTGCCAACCGGCTATTATAGTCCTTCTCCAGTTGGGACTCCGCCGCAGCACCAGCTTCCTCGATTTCTGTGAGACGCTCGTCTTCCGTATTGACCTGATAATCTTTAGCCATTCATTTCACCTCTTTATGTAACCGCCAACGAAAGCCTCCAAGGTGACAGTTTCCAGAGAAAATCTCGTCTTGGAGTAGAACTTCAACTGGATGTCCTTGAACTTCTTTCGCTTGATTCTGCTCACGAAGTAGTCCGTCACATTTTCGTATGTGCCGATCAACTCAAAGTCCGTGTCCTCCAACTTGGCAAACACAGCGATATCGCCAGTTGCCTCTGCCACACAGCCTCGCTTGTTGGTGGTCTTCAGCTTGTGGGGATACTTGAACTTGTCCTTCGGTGTCACCCAATAGCTTTCCACATCAGCCGTGTTGTCCGTCAAAGTGTAGACACCATCTTCCGTTCCCAAATACAGCACACCATCGTGGACTTTGGTGCAAGTGATCTTCATGCCCATGTCCCAATAGAACCAATCGTATTCCATGTGGTTTTCATAGGTGAATGCCGTCCGGGAGTCAGCCAAATACGCCTTGTCACCTACGAAGACGAACAGATAACCTTCCCATTCCTCAAGGATCATGTTCTTGTAATCTGCTTCGGTGATCATCTTGCGGTCAACCAGGGAACTGCGGTGAGCTGCCATCTGTTCCGTTGTCACATCGCCGGAGATGCCCTCCATGCCCCTTTCGGAGAAGAAGACGATATCATCATTGAAGTTGATTGCCTTGCCCACACAGCCGATGGTGACACTGGAGTGAGTGGAAGGATAGATTTTGCCGTAGTCCGAATCCAATGTGGGCGTATGGTAGAACACATTCGTATTGGCTTCAGAAGGCTCACGGAACACCCACAGGGCATTGTTTCCTGCCACCATGCCTTTGATCTGCGCCGTGTCCATGCCCTCTCTGTAGTAATCCATGTCACTACAGTAGGACGGATCGTTCAAGGAGCAATGCCACACCACGTTCGGATAGTCAGGATTGCCACTGAAGAATACTCTGTTGTCAAACACCTGAAGCAGAGTACACTTCAGGATGTTGTCACGATAGCCTTTGACAGTCTTTTTGAAGGTGATCTTCACGTTATCCTGTCCGTCAGTAAGTGGCGCACTCGGTGCTGTGTCAAATCGTACAGAGCCTTCGTCCCAAGACCATTCAAAACTGCCAACCTCAACAGGACTACCATTGACCTCCACAAGAGGCGTATAGTCAGCATCGATGTTCTTCGCATCCAGGACGAACTCTCTGCTCGTTCCGTCTGCAAGGAACGTATTGATCCGATAGTCCGACAGCATATTCACATCTTCGTAGGGAGTGCCACCGCCTCCAGGCTTTCTGCCGATGGTAGTGGTGGGGATGTAGCCCACCACATTCGCAATGGACTTTCCGTCATACTTCAGGTAGCTAACACCATCCTTGAAGTAGAAGATGCCGTCATAGATGAAGCCCTGACTCGGTTCATTCACGAGTCCGACACACACATCCTCGATGTACTCGCCGGAAAGAGAATACTTGCACAGGCTATCGTCCTGATGTACCAACATATAGCCGTTGTAGAAGTAGATGCCAAGTACACCCCATGCTATTTCTGCCAGCCGTTCCATGCCAGGTCTTGTGCGGATGCTCTCGGTCTCCTTGTAGTCCTTCCAGACATTCAAAGAGTCAGGAGAGCGGACGAGATTGATCTCCTCGCCACGAAAGTCCACACCACGGAAATTGGTGTAGACTCTCGATACCATGTTGTCATTGGTCATCAGGAAACACCGCCTTCGATGTAGATGCTCGTCATGGCGTGTCTGGAGTCGAGTTGCTGTTTCATGCTTTCATATCTCTCGGCATAGTATCTGCCGTATTCAGTAGAAATGTCGCTCTTCAGCAAGTCGGCAGCTACGCCATAAGGCATGATCTCCAACACATCGGCAGACAGTTCAAATTCATAGCTGTCTTTGGTCTTGTCCGTGATCCGTTCAGGGAAGACATACACATCGATCTCCGCTGTGCCACTCTCCTGAATCCGCAGGACAGTGCCATCTGCTTTGGTATCGAATGCCACACCGCACACGGTGCCAAGCTGATACACAGCATAACCACAGGCGGTCTCGATGTCATCGAAGGTGACTCTATCGCCCTTCTGCACTGCCATTTCCACATACTTGGGGATCTTCTTCAGCCGTACCAGTTCAAACATGATCTGGTTGATGACCTCGTTGATTTTCGCTTGGATGTCAGGATCATCCGTCAGGAATTCGCTGTCAGCATTCAATTCCTCGATGAGTCCCAACACTTTCTTTTTCATTTCCAAAAGAGTCATTTTCTCACCTCTTCTTTACTGCGCCCTTTAGAGGATTGCCGGACTTCACGGTGCCGTGTTTCACATTCTTCACGGAAACTGTGCCACGCATCATACGGCATCCTCCTTACTTGATGTACCATATCTGGACATAGGTGGTATAGTCACCCACGCCATTGCACTTGAGTGTCAAACCGACATCAGGGAATGCACTGACGAGATAGGAATAATTGCTCTCGCCCTTTTCGCCCACAGGCATCAGGAACGGTCCGAAAGAGCCGGAATACCGCACGATCCGTGTTGCGCCTTCAGGAGCTGCAATAAATGCGCCGTTCTTCAGCTTGCCACAGTCGATGAACTTGGTGTATACCACAGCACCATTCCATCTTTCAGTAGTGCGATACTCCACGCCGAACATGGCAGGAGGAGTTTCGGATTCCCAATCGTGCCACTCGCCAGACCGATTTCTGCGGATCATGTTGCCGTAGTTCTCGTTGGTGATCTTCACATAGCCGTAGTTGATGGTGAAGCGCACGATCTCAACAAACCAAGAGCCTTTCAGGACTTCCGTACCGCTGTTGTCCAAATTCACAACAAACAGACGGCGAGTGTTGTATGTCATGCTGTTGTAGATCTCGCTGATCTTCGCTTCAAACTCTTCCTCCGTATTGAGCGAAAACAGATCGGTGATATAGGTGGCAGGAGCGAAGTTCTCATTGGCATACTTCAGGCTTACTGCATCGCCATCTTCGGTGGGATTGCCAAGCCCTGTGACCTTGTGACCACTCATGGCAATACTGCCTGTCATCGTGCCACCAACCTTGGCAAGAGTGTCCGCATTGGTCTTCTTGATGGATTCGTTGATTTCTGCCACCGCTCTTGCGATAGCCTGATTCTGCACAGGACGAGTGGATGTCATATCCAACTTGTCATCCACCACAGGGATGTCCTCTTCGCTGATGTCACCATCTTCCAGGTCTCTGCCTTCAGGGAACAGCCGGAACACCTTCGCACCATCATCGTCATAGGCAATGATGGTCTGCGGATCGGTGAATGGATTCAGTTCCACTTCGTACCAGTAGTCCACAGGCTTGCTGATGATACCGCCGATTCTGGTGTCCTGTTCCGTCAGGTGGATCTCCACATCGTCACTGTTCGTTTCGACAGGGAAGTCCTTCTGCAAGACCACCTTGTCGCAAGCTTTCTTCTCAAAGACCTTGATGCGTACAACATCACCAGCTTTGAAGGTGTACTTCACGCCGTTCTCCTCTGCGTTCAGGGAGAATCGGACATCATCTCCTCTTGTCACATAGATGGATAGGTCTTCAGTTATAGCAAACATACTAGCCTCCTAAATCACGGATGCTCTCCAGATCCGCAATGGCATCTCTGATGGTTACGAACTCTTCCACAGGCTTGATATAGCCTCTGCCCTCGTCCTCAAAGATCAGGATATCGCCCTCCTTCAGCTTGATGGTGGTGTCATACTTGCTTCGGAAATTCTCACCCTTCAGCTTGGTAACGGAATGCAGTACCAAATTCTTTACAGTTTGGATGACATTCTCGTTCTTGTACTCCAGTACAGTATCCTTGGTCACTCGGATGCCAGGATACAGATCGATGCTCGGTTTCTTCATGAATACTTCCATGTTAATTCCCCCTCTTTACCAGTCGATTTCTTCGCCGAATGTGAACGCAGTGCCTTCGACCTCTGTGGTCAAAAATGTCTTGGTGAATGTCTCGTACACGCCCCCCACGCCATCGCTCTTGCGGTAGCATGGGATGTACTCTCGCACCACCTCAAACAACTGGGACAACCGTGCGCCGTAGAACTTGTACTCTCGCTTGGATGATACCGTGCCTGTGGAGCAGTAGCGGTAGCCGAAAATAGAAACCGGGCCGCTTTGAGTTGTCAATGTTGAGGTGATAATACCAGAGGA